TACGGTCTTGTTTGGCGATAAGACAGGTCTAACAACTCCGAGTGCTTTTGATAGAATAAATGTAAGAAGATTATTTATTGTATTAGAGAAGGCAATATCAACTGCTTCTAAATTCCAATTGTTTGAATTCAATGATGAATTTACAAGAGCAAACTTTAGAAACATAGTTGAGCCGTTCTTACGTGAAGTTCAAGGTAGACGAGGTATCACAGACTTTTTAGTAGTATGTGATGAAACTAACAATACAGGAGAAGTAATTGATAGAAACGAATTTATTGCTGAAATCTTTGTGAAACCAGCAAGAAGTATCAACTTTATCACTTTATCTTTTGTAGCAACCAGAACTGGCGTGGCTTTTGAAGAAGTCGCTGGGTAATTTTAGAAAGAGGAGAAATTAAATATGCCAAATATAAATGACTTCAAAGCTAAACTTGCTGGCGGTGGCGCTAGAGCCAATCAGTTTAAGGTAACAATGCCTTTTCCTGGTTACGCACAAGTTGGTGGCGAAATAGAAGACCTTGCCTTTTTATGTAGAGCAACTACTTTACCAGGTATGAGTGTTCCATCTTTGAACGTTCCGTTCAGAGGTAGATCAATCAAAATTGCCGGTGATAGAACAGTTGCTGATTGGTCAGTTACAGCTTATAACGATACAAATTTCAAATTAAGAAATGCATTTGAAAGATGGCAAAACGGTATAAACAACATGACTGATAATGAGGGTTTAACAAATCCAGTTGACTACCAAGTTGACGCTTTTGTTGACCACCTTGATAGAAACGGTAATACAATTAAATCGTACACGTTGAGAGGTGTTTTCCCTACGGAAATCGCCGCTATTGATTTGAGTTATGATGAAGCAACAGCCATTGAAGAATTTTCAGTGACTTTCGCTTATCAATACTTTGAAACAAACACAACTACATAGTACAATTCGAGGGTGGCCTGGTCTCCAGGCCGCCTTCCTAAAACTATTATAAGTAGTAGTAGATAAAACAAAGGAAAATATAATATGGCTGAATTATTTGGATTTAGTATTACAAGGGCTAAGAAACAAGCCGATCCTAAACAAAGCTTTACAACAACTCAAGCAGATGATGGCACACAAACTATCGCTGCCGGTGGTTACTTTGGTCAGTACCTTGATATGGAGGGTACGGCAAAGAGTGAGGCGGATTTAATACGAAGATATAGAGAAATAGCTTTACACCCCGAGTGTGATATGGCAATTGAAGATATTGTCAACGAAGCTGTTGTCGCTAATGAAATGAAAGACGCTGTAAGAGTAAATGTAGAAAATTTACCTTATGGTAAAGAAGTAAGAAGAAAAATAGAAGACGAATTTCAATCAGTATTAAAGTTATTAAATTTTAATACAAAAGGCCACGACATTTTTAGAAGATGGTACGTAGATGGCCGTATTTACTATCATAAGATTATTGATAGAAACGCACCTGTAAAAGGTATTACAGAATTAAAATATATTGATCCTCGTAAAGTTAAAAAGATTAGAGAGATCAGAAAAAAAAGACCAGACGGCCCTACGCCACACGGTCTTGCTGTTGTGGATGAATATGTTGAATATTATCTTTACAATGAAAAAGGTGTATCTGGTACGACAACTGGTACAGGTATAAAAATATCACCTGATACAATATCATTTTGTCCGTCAGGCCTTATAGATCAGAATAAAAATATAGTTTTATCATACTTACACAAAGCAATCAAGCCTGTCAATCAATTAAGAATGATTGAAGACGCTACTGTTATATACAGAATTGCTAGAGCACCTGAAAGAAGAATATTTAAGATTGATGTAGGTAATTTACCTAAAGCAAAAGCTGAACAATATTTAAGAGATGTTATGGCAAGATATAGAAACAAACTTGTCTATGACGCAAGCACAGGAGAAATTAGAGATGACAGAAACTATATGTCAATGTTGGAAGATTTTTGGTTACCAAGTAGAGAGGGTGGAAGGGGTACTGATATTAGCACTTTGCCTGGCGGTCAAAATCTAGGAGAAATTGCTGATATAGAATACTTTAGAAGTAAACTTTACAGATCATTAAACGTACCAGCAAGTAGATTAGAAAGCTCTCAAGGATTTAATCTAGGTAGAGCTTCAGAGATAACAAGAGACGAGTTAAAATTTACTAAATTTGTTCAAAGATTAAGAAAGAAATTTACTGAATTGTTTAACGACTTGTTAAGAACACAATTAATACTAAAAGGTATTATAAATGAAGATGATTGGTTTGGTGTAAGAGACTCACTAAATTATGACTTCATACAAGACGGTCATTTTTCTGAATTAAAAAATACAGAGATGGCTAGAGAAAGATTACAATTAGCTAACGAAATGAGAGATTACATTGGTAAATTTTACTCATTAAGATATGTTAGAAAAAATGTATTAAAGCAAAATGAAAGAGAAATGGAAGAAATGGATAGTCAGATTAAACAAGAAATTGAAGATGGTTTAATTGATAGCCCAACTTCTCAAACTTCGGATATGGAATAGGAGATAAAAAATGGCAGACGTAAATGACAACACAAAAAACTTTATAGACCAGTTATCACAAGGTAATAATGATGAAGCTGGCGAAGCTTTTAAAGCCGCTTTAAGAGATAAAGTTGCTAATAGTTTGGATAACGCTAGAAAAGATTTAGCAGGTAATTTGTTTTCAAAAGATGGAGAACCTAATGCTGAACCTTACAGCGATCCAAAACCAGAAATTGCTGATCCAGGAACATTTAATCCAGACGGATCTGTGTCACCAACTGAAACGGCTACACAAGCAAAAGATGGTAAAGCAGAATTAGATTTAACAAGTGCTGGAGCTGAAAATGCTGGTGAGCAAACTAGTTAAAGAAAATTTAGAATTAGATTCTCAATCATATAAGGATTTAAGTCCTAAAATGAAAGAGGCTGTAAGTGATGTTTTTAAATTAGTAGAGAAATCTACTGGCGATATTATAAAAAGATTTGAAGGCGCTTGCGATAAAGTTAGCCAACATTATAATATTAACGTAATAGAATTAAACGATTACTTTGATAAAGAAGTAATTGAACAATTAGGAGAAAAATAAAAATGGCATACCAAGGCTCAATGAAACTCAAAGGCAGCTCAACAACTGCTGGTAGTTCTATCACAGCAAGTAATTTTGGCAGAGCTCACTTTGTAAGAGTACAAGCTCAAGCGGCTGCTAACACAGTTACGGTTAAACAATCATCTACCGTTATCGGTACGGTAATTTTAATAACTGCTGGTGATAGTATAATAATTGAAAAAGAAGAATCTCATACTATTGAAACTTCAGGTAACGCTGTAGGTTCAGCAGTATCTTCACCAAGATAATGACAATAACATCTACAAAATTAGTTGATGATGATTTTAAGATTGTTGTTAACGCTAATGGTGTAGGTAGTGAAGAAGATCAAAAGATTGTAGATGTTGAGGCGTCTAACAATGCTTCAAGTGCACCAAAAGTTTCTATTGCTAACTTACAATACGAAATATTAGGTACAGGTGAAGTAACATTATTTTTTGAAAAAAGAGGTAGTATTGATACTACAAAACAATTAGTTATTTCTGGTAGAGGTAATTATGGCCTTAAACCAAATGAAATTAAAATAGAAGATACAATAGGTAATATATTTTTAACAAGTGATTCAAATGTTACAAAGTATAATATTGTATTAGAAACACATAAAGAATCGGGATATACAAACTAATGGCTGATACAGTAACAACACAAACTATAGCAGATACTTCAGGTGTCAAATTTGTAGCAAAACTTACAAACTTCTCTGACGGTACTGGCGAAACTTTAGTCAAAAAAGTTGACGCTTCTGAATTAACTTTTATGACCGAAGACGGTAATAGAAAAATTAGTAAACTTTGGTTTTCAGTAAATACAGCAAATCCTAAATCAGCTGTTGAGTTGATATGGGATGGTGTTGCTAATGCCACAGCAATATTTTTAAATGGACAAGGTCACTTTGACCTTAGACCATCAGGAGATGAAATACCTAACAACGCTACTACACCTACAGGTGATGTACTATTGTCAACAAAGAACTTTGCTAGTGGTGATAATTACACGATAATAGTAGAGTTTAGATAAAAACTCTTATAAATATAAAGAGAGAGAACAAAATGAAGTTAATATCGGAAGAAATTTCACAAGCAGAATACCTGGTTGAAGAAACCAACGGTAAAAAAGACTACAAGATCAAAGGTGTCTTTTTACAATCTAACATCAAAAATAGAAATGGAAGAATTTATCCAAAAGAGATTTTGGTAAAGGAAGTGACTAGATATAATAAAGAATTTGTCAATAAAAAAAGAGCATTTGGTGAGTTAGGACATCCTGACGGACCAACTGTAAACCTAGAGAGAGTTTCCCATATGATTACGAAACTTTATCCAGACGGTGATAATTTTATTGGTGAAGCAAAAATAATGAATACACCATACGGTAAGATCGTTAAAGGTCTTATTGACGAAGGCGCTCAATTAGGAGTGTCAAGTCGTGGTATGGGTTCATTAATCAATAGAGGTGGCCGAAACTACGTAAAAGATGACTTTTATTTAGCTACAGCTGCTGATATTGTAGCAGACCCTAGCGCTCCAGACGCTTTCGTAGAAGGAATTATGGAAGGAAAAGAGTGGGTTTGGGACAACGGTGCTTTAGTAGAGAAAGATATTGAAGCCTGGAGAATGGAAATTTATAAGGCGAAAAAATTTGAGTTAGATGAAAAGAAAGTAAAAGTCTTTGAATCATTTCTTAAAAAGCTATAATCTTATAAATATCTATAATTAATAAATAAATTAAACGTTTAATTTAATAAGAGGAGACTTTCAAATGGCCGAGACTAAAAAACTTGAGGCGATGGAACAAGAAGCTGTATTAGAAGCTAACGCTGCTAATCCACAAGCTGATGCTCCTAAAAAGAATGCTGTAGCGGCTGAACCTATGAAAAAAGTAGGTGAAGCTGAGGACTTAGGTCCTGCTGTTACTAAACCAACAGACAGCAATCCTGACGCTTCAAAAAAAATGAAACAAGTTTCTGGTGACGCTCAACAAAAAAACCAAGGTTCTGCTGACGCAATGCCGAAGTTAAAAGAGGGTTCAAAAGAAACGGCTGATGAGAAAGAAGACACTAAAGAAGAAGAAATGAACGACAAAGAAGATAAGAAAAAAGAAATGAAAGCTGGCTACAAAGAAGAAGTAGAAGCTGAAGATACTTTAGACATCAAATCGGACGTTGACGCTTTAATAGGAGACTCTGACTTATCGGAAGAGTTTAAACAGAAAGCTGCGACAATCTTTGAAACTGCTATTAAATCAAAAGTAAAAGCGGAATCAAAAAGATTAGAAGGCGAGTACGAAGAAAAACTTAAAGAAAATACTGATTCTCACAAAGCTGAGATGGTTGAAAAAGTTGATTCATACCTAAACTACGTAGTTGAGGAATGGATGAAAGAAAACCAAATTGCTATTGAGAGAGGTATCAAAGGCGAGATCGCTGAGGACTTTATTGGTGGACTGAAAAAATTATTTGAAGACCACTACATAGATGTGCCAGATGACAAGTACAATGTACTTGAAGATCAAGCTACGAAGATTGAAGAACTTGAAAAGAAACTTAACGAATCAATTGACAAGAATGTTGAACTAAACAAAGCTAACGGCGAATTAAAAAGACAAGACATCATAGATGAATCGTCTGAAGATTTAGCTGATACTGCTAAGGAGAAATTTAACAAACTTGCTGAAGAAGTTGAGTATTCGAATGAAGACGACTTTAGAACAAAAGTAACAACTATTAAAGAGAGTTACTTTGGTAAAAAAGAAGTTAAACAAGATGATGAGATAGATAATGTAGCGGCAGGTGAATCACCTTCCGGTGATTTATCAAATGCAATGGCTGCTTACGCTGCTGCTATTAGTAAAACAAAAGACATTAAATTGTCTAACAAATAATACGGGAGAAAATAGATATGTATTTATCTGAAACTTACGAAAAAAAATGGCAGCCTGTATTAGAACACGCTGATCTTCCAAAGATCACGGATTCATACAAGCGAGCCGTTACTGCGACTATCTTGGAAAACCAAGAGAGAGCATCAAAAGAAGATAGAGCTTTTTTAAACGAAGCTGCTCCAGCAAATGCTACAGGAGCTTCTGTTGATAATTGGGATCCAATCTTAATTTCACTAGTTAGAAGAGCAATGCCAAACCTTATCGCTTACGATATTGCTGGCGTTCAACCAATGACTGGTCCAACTGGTCTTATCTTCGCAATGAGAAGTAGATTTACTTCTCAAACAGGTGGCGAAGCTTTATTTGACGAAGCAGACACAGACTTCACAAGCAGAAATGCTGCTGGAGACTCAACTGCTAACTCAGGTGCTGCTCAAACTGGTACAAACCCAGGTTTATTAAATGACGATCCTTCAACTGCTTACACAAGAGGCAGTGGAATGGCTACAGGTACTGCTGAAGCCCTAGGTGATTCTGCTAACAATGCTTTTGCACAAATGGC